TAAACTTTGCTCCAAGATCTGTCATCTTAGATCCCATGCCTTGAAGATCAGTTTTTAATCCAGTAAGTTTGTCTGGGCTAACTAAATTTTTGACATCTGCAAATCCAGACAAATTTTGTATCCCGGCGCCGCCTTCTGTGGTTGATGGAGCAATATCCTGACCAATAGCCATTACTTATTCCCCCCTGGTATTAACCCTGCAAAAGGTGTTCCTTTAAGACCAGCTACACCTGTACCTTCTTGACCTTCGGTTGATGCTGATCCAAATGCTGTTGGTGTTTTAGAAGTATACCCTGACACTGTCGGAGTTTTAGCAGTTCCAAATGCTGTTGGACTGTTGACTGTTGCCCAATCAGCTGTAGGATTACCGGTTGCCGGTCTACCCCCTAGTAGATTAGCTGCCGCATTTGGATCTGCAGGTGCTTGACTAGGTAAATTACCAAACGGATTTGCTTTACTTGCTGATACTAATCCGTCAGTTAGAGAATTATTTAAAGAATTTGGTAGTCCTGCGGCTGGGTTGACTCCAAATTGTTCAGAAACTGCATTTAATACTTTTGGATCTTTAATATTGGCCATTGCCTTATTGATACTGTCTTTATATACTGGATTATCAAGGTCATTAACATCAACACCAGATTTGGCCAATTCGGCATTTACGCCAGTTGCATTGGCCATCTTAGTAGAAGATAATTTATTGATTAATCCTGTAGGCGTTCCAAAATTTTTCATATCTTTCATATCAAACAGCGGGCCTGCAGAAGAAAAAACATCGCCCACTTGGCTAAGATCACCCAATGAACCAGAAATTCCGTTATCAGTTAAATCGCTCATACTGGATATTCCTTTACCAAACCCACTCAATGACTGATTAGACGTAAATGCTGTTACTTTTTTTAATTCTATTGAATCATTTATATGTGCGCGAGCGGTATTGAATTTCTGCATAAACACTGCTGGGCCTCCAGCAAGTACTTTATTTTTAAAAGTTTCTAATCTACTAGCTGTAGTTGATGCAGTTGGATAAACATTAGCATCTGCTGCATTCAACATATCTATAGCGACCTGTACTCGATAATCTGCTTCTAGGCCTTTGCCTTGTTTGAATCCTACCATGGCTGTGATAGTAGCTGGGGTTAACCCGCCTTTAGGCATTCCAACGGTGTTATATTGCCCCTCGGCAACAACCGTCATATTCCTTGCACTAGCTATCATGTCTGACATGATCGATTCCTTATGTTATAATTCCGCCACTAGAGACTGGCTCAATACCTGTAGTAGTTTTAATATAATGATTCTCTACATCATTAATAGTAGGTGCACTCAACATAACATGTTTTTTATCTAATGTAATTGGCTTATTTAAATCACCTGTAAATAAACTCTGCATAAGTCCCAACCCTTGTTGACTAGGCATAATTGTGCAGGGTTTAGATATCACATATCCTGTATCTGTTTCTTCTACTATTTTTGCAACTATTTCGTCTCCATTGACAATTTTGAAAGACACTATATCGTCTCGTTCATATTTTTTATTAACCAGCATTTAGTTCCTCGATTTTTGAATTAATTTGAGTTGCATTTAATGCGACTACATCTTTATATCCATTTTCCCAAACCAATTTATCCCCTACATAGTATTGAGGTAATGGATGATGTTTTCGATCTCTACCTTGTGACTCTAAAAATACCACTGAATTACTGTCATCTTCCACATTTACTTCTTCGTAGCTGATGCCCAATTGATCCAATTGAGATTTAGCTAGCTGTGAACGTACAGCTCTGTCAGTATATAACTTTAAATGATTTGTTGCCATATTATGCTCCTAGTTTTTCTTGTAATTGTTCTTTGGACAAATTAGCTAGTCCTTGATACCCACCTTCAACAAATAATTTACCATCTTTATATATTTGTGGCGCTGATCTATGCCCTTGACTAATTAGCCATTCTCTAGATTCTGGGTCTTCATCAATATTTACTATTTTAAATTCTATACCGCTATTACTCAACAAGTTTTTAGCTTTTTCGCAGTGCGGGCAATGGTTTTTACTGTATACTGTTAACATTTTTCTCTCTTATAAATCTGGTAAGTCACTATACTCAACGCTGTCACTCATAACCCCAATGACATAGTTAGTACTTTCATTTTCTTGTAATGCTGTTTGTTTCTTGCTTGTATCACTGTGTTTATTAAACCAAGGAATAGGTGTGGTCTTGGGTGCTGGTTCTTGATACTTAATACCTATCTCTTTAAGTGCGCCCACTGCCGTATAGTCCACAAATTCTTTTAAGATAGCGGCGTTAAGTCCAATCACTGGACCCATTTTAAACAAATAGTCTGCCCAGGCTTTTTCTTCATTGATAACGTCAATATACATTTGATAAACTTCAGCTTCGCATTCTGCTTTGATATCTGCAAAGCGTGGATCTTCTTTGACCACCTGATTGATCAAGAAAGCAGTCCACTCTTTATGTAGCAATTCGTCTTGCAAGATCAGACTAATAATATTACCATTACCAATAAAGATCTTATTCTCAACCATGGCTAAACTTGTAGCAAAGCTGACCATAAAGCGGAATGCTTCTAGGCCATAGCTTGCGTGTAGTGCTAACCATATGGCTTTGATGTGATCTCTCTCATCTATCTTATTGCCCATTTCTTTACGACAGTTGATCACATGTAACTTATCATAATAGTTGCCAATGTTACTAGCCATGCCTACAATTTCTTGTGTATCATGTATAGTGTTGAATACATCCTTGGGCACGTTGTAGATATTACGGATAATATGGCTATAACTCTTGCTATGGATATTGGTTTCAAAGAAACTCCAATTACTGATAAGTGCTTCTAGTTCTGGCAGACTTACTACTGGCCCAAATACTTGATTAGGCGCACGGCCTTGTAGGCTGTCTAAGGCTGTCTGGCGCAGTAAATTACTGGTAAAGATATGTTTAACAGCATCGCTGGCATTTTTGAAATCTTGACTGTCTTTAGTTAGGCTAACTTCTTCTGGTTGCCAAAAGAATCCCCTGGCTGTGTTTTCAAAGTTAGCAATCTTGTTATATTTTACTTCTTCAAAGCGTTGGATAGTCACAGGACCAGCTGGATCCAGGAACATCTTACGTTGTAGATAGTTTGTTTTAGTACTTAAATCGTATTGTTCTTTACTCATAGTTTACATGCCTCGCAATCTTCATCTTGTTCATCTGGTTGTGCTGCTAATGTTGGTGCAATTTCTGCATCTGCTTTTGCACCTTGTTTATTGATCAGGCTGTAGTAGAATGTCTTGATACCCCAAGCATGTGCCTGCATTAGATTTTTAGCAATCAGTGTGCTTGGCACTTTACGATCCGCCCAATGTGCTGGATTGTAGAAAGTGTTAGTTGAAATACTTTGGTCAACATAGGCTGCTAACACTGCCGCAGTTTTTAAATAACCATCGCAGTCAGTTTGTTCCCACATCAATTGATATTTGTTCTTTAATTTGTTATACTCTGGTACTACCTGTATAAAGCTACCTGCTTTACTTTCTTTAACGCTAATCAAACTCATTGGCATTTCAATACCATTAGTTGAATTAATAACAACACTAGAACTTTCCACTGGAGCAATAGCCATCAATGTAGCATTACGCACACCATATGATCTCATGTCGCTACGTAGTTGTTCCCAATCTAGTTCGCGTGTTGGTGTAAAGTCTGCTAATTTGTTAACTGCTTTAGCACGGCTCTCCCACGGAAAATATCCTTTACCATAACGTGTATGTTGACTATCTAAACAAGCACCTCGTTCCTTAGCTAGTTCAACTGTTGCTTCTGTTAAGAAGAATGCCTGATGTTCCATCCACATTTTGACATCTTGTAATGCGTCTTTTTCGCCATATTTGTAGCCACGTTTAGCATGCCAATAGGCCAAGTTAGTGATACCAATACCCAATGGTGATATTTCATCATTGCTTAATTTACTTTGTATGCTTAGAAAGTCTTGGTAGTCTAAGATGTTACATAAGCTACGTTGTAGGATGCGACAGGCACGTCGCATGTCCTCTGGATTGCGGAAAGCACCCCAATTTATACTACCTAGTGTACACAGGGCAATGCGACCAGAGGTGTCATCTAAGCGTTTGAAACTCTTAGTGGGTAGTAAAATCTCGCAACACAGATTACTTTGATAGATGGTATGATATTCAGGATCAAAAGGTCCTTGCTTCATAACATTGTCGATGAACACAAGATAGATACGTCCAGTGTCTGTACGTTCTTTTAAGATGCCACCTTTAAATACTTCTTCAGCTGACAAAACTTTTTTACGTAGACCTTTTTGCTTTTCATACTTCTCATATAACTCTTCAAATAACTTTGTATTTTTATAAAACGCTTCGTACAAATCAGGAACTTCGTTGGGATCAAAGAATGTGATATTTTCTTTGTTCTTAAAACGTCTCCAGAACAAGGCGTTAAGTACAACACCATAGTCCATGTGCCTTACCCTTGTTTCCTCAGTTCCTTGATTGTTCTTAAGTACGATAAGGTCATCAAATTGGTGATGCCAAATAGGATAGAATACAGTTGCACTGGCATTACGTATACCACCCTGGCTACATGATCTTAAATCACCAAACCATTTCTTAAGGAAGGGGATCATGCCAGTGTGCATGATTTCCCCGCCTCGTATAGGACTCCCTAATGGGCGCAAACGACCTATCTCTAGACCAATGCCAGCACGTTTGCTGGCATATTTGGCCATCATCTCTCCTGATGCAAAGATACTATCTAAGTCATCATCACTTTTAATCAGCACACAACTGCTGAACTGTTTTGTAGGGGTACCCAAGCCAGCGAGTACTGGAGTGGCGAGCGTGAACAGTCCGTCACTGGCGCAGGTATAGTAATCTTTAATATAACGTAATCTTTGTGCAGGATTCTCTTTATGGAATACTGTTGCAGCCGCGACCATATAGCGAACCTGTGGTGTTTCATAAATTTGTTTTGTGCTACGATTCTTAACTAGATATTTTTCAATTAGTTGTTCGATGGCCGCATAACTATAGTCTTCATCTTTA